GGTGCCGCTTGAAAGACTCTCACTTTATCCTTGGCCTCATTGACCACTTCGTCTTTCAACGTCGCTTTGAAGATGGTGTACCCTCTCTGGCCCGTCAGGTAGTAGTCCATCAGGAACTCTACTTCCTGCTTCATCTCAGGACCTAAGGTTCGTACAGCATCAACAACCGGAAAGTACCGATCTTTTGCCCCCGCGAAGGGGAAACCGATCGATGTATTCCACGCCATCGCATCCACAAAACGCCTCCCAGGAATCCCATTTAGAGTTTCCTTGATTGTAAGTGGACGCAATTGTTCCTTCCACATCTTGAGATCTGATCTCTTCATCAGTGGAAGGAAATAGTCTTCCGCAGCACGAACTACTTCATGCTGTGGAAAACCGCTCGTGCCTTTGGTAAGGCCTTCCAACCCTCGCTGCCATGCGTGCCACGGTTCCTTTCCGCTCACGCCTTTCATCTTGGGAGCACCCCATCTCTTTTGAACATCCATGGTCTCACGAACAGAGTCCGCTATAATCGTGGATACTACATTGGATGAGGGTGTGACTACACCAGGGGCCGAACCGAGCAGACGGAAGGATCGAGGGATACCTTCTTCTAGTCTGCGTGTACAACTCCGCTCCGCAATGGTCTTACCGACAACGTCGCACCCCATTACTTGAGTGCGGAATGTGCCTTCTGCAGGCAGTTCGACTGCTCCCTTCTCTTTCATGAACGCTTGTATTGCGTCCACGATTTCCTGTCGGGTAACAGTCGCTCCTACTCCTACGCATGCTTTGGCATCACCGCCTAAGTGAAAACCAAGAATGAAACTCTGGGGATCATTCGCTACGATAGGGGACATACACATCCCTGGTTCGCACGCTTCTGCTCGATACTTCACTGCTGGAAAACGCTTTTTCGTACCATTCGTCATCTTGGAGAAATCCTCCGTAACCAACGAATAGTGCTCAAGTTCTCCCTGCTTGTTTCTGTACCACATCGTCCCAGTGCGAACTTCAGTCGGAACCCGTTCTGGGAGCGCTCGCTCCATCTTCTTAACATCTCCCATACTCGGGCAGTACAGAAGCGCCAAATCATAGGGCTCCATCACGTACGCGTCCACCATACTCGCCTTGAATTTAAACTGTGCGTTACCGCACACTCCATCAAATGGCTTTCTAGTGCACACGTATTCTCGTACCTCATCCGTCAAGAAGTGCTGTGGGACAAGCAACACACCCGATTGTACGCCCACTCCATTCGAAATTTTCCCGTCGTCTCGTCTTATATAAAAAACGTTACGAACAACTCTATTGGCAAGTTTTTCCGGGTCGAATGAGGCGTCCACAGGTATGGTGTCTTTCCACCGACTAGCATACTTATCATACGGTCCTTTGAAGTACTCTGGAGTAGCATCTCCATCTCTCTTCTCCATCATTTCTGGAGTGAGAGCATCGAGATGTGGTTTCCAGTTCGCTTGGGTCCATGCTTTCCGCGCTGCTCGATAGAACATGGGGGCGATGTACGCCCCACTCACTATTCCAAACACACGTGGTGCAAACGTATCTCGCCAAAAGTCAGGCTTGCAATGAGCAAATTGCTCTGCCATTACTTTCCGGGACGTCTCACGTGTATCATGGACGTGGAAGGTATGCATTCCGACTGCAAACGTCGCTATGAGAGCACACGTTGGAGACAGTTGCAACAGTGCACAAATACTGAACACTATCGCATGCATATACCAACTCTTGACGAACTTCTTGCACTGCGTTTCACGAGACAAGCTCCACCTGTACAGTGGCAGAAGACATTCCGTGACCATATGGTGAGGCGTATAGAGTAGCACAAGCAGACTAATCATGCGTAACCATGACAGTCCATGTGACCACACCATTGCCTCTACAAAGGCCCATGTAGTACCACACGTCGCCCACAAGGCATATTGGTCTGCCATTGCGAGATACTTACCACCTCCATATTTCTCAAAGATGTAAGCGGCAATCGGTGTGTCTTCCATCCACTTAGGAATCCATGCGGTCAACGTGAAACGTCCAGCTTTCTTCAAGCGATGTTTGACGTACTCGACCGCCCCCGCAGCGAAGACTTGTGCATCAGCATTAAAGTTCCGACTGAGTATATCAAGTTGTTTTCCAACCTCGAATTTTCCAGTCGTAACCCACTGCATGACCATTTCTTCACACTCCTCTCGTACTTGCGAACCATCGTGGGGTACCACTTTTGGTTCACGATCCAGGGCGTGCTTAGGAAACAACTCCGACGCCATATCAACCATAGACTGGTTCATACGTTGGGCGTTCTGCACCAGTCTTGTCTGGTTTTCGAAGTGCACATGAGACCTCGCCTTCATGAGTTCCAATAACTCAGGAAGCGACAACTTCTTCGCCTTTGATCCACCATGTTTGACCATCCTGTACCTCCACCGATCATCGTGATGCTTTGCAGGCATCTCGTCAAACTTGGTCTTCCGTGGTCGACGTATCGGTTCTACAACAACCTCAAATACATCAAACAACCACACATCAGGAAGAGGACAATCTCCAAACTTCTCTGCCACTTTCTGTGAATCCAGTCGCGGATCATCTTTGCCCCCGTTTACCCTGAATTCAGGTCTCACAGAAGCATCGATATGCAAGTGAACTCTCCTGAGCACTGCAGTCGCATGGTTGGAATAGATTTCAGCATCAAGGCTAGACACATTCGTCGTCATTCCTAACACAAGCGGTTCTGCCGTCACCTTACCCTTGCTGTCAATGTCCGCCATTACAAGGTAAAGGGGTACATTGTTTGCAAGTTCAATCACAGCCTGCGTGGGAGCTTTCCCAACAAACTGAGGTCGAGTGTTAGCAACATCATCGACACGAACTCCAGTCATGTAGTTCTTGTATGTCGATGCATACTTGTCCTCAAGGTTCAATGTGCACAGGAACGGATCTTCATGGGGGTAACCATTTACGTCGAGGGTATATCTCATCAATATTTCCTGAATCGATGATTTTCCCACTCCACTTGGGCCTGCCACGCAGTAGACAAATGGTGCCTTACGTAGGCTCCCATGAACTCGAGATTGGACATGATCGGCCTGCGTCATTCGCGCAGTCCTCCACATTCTATCGAGTCTCACCTTGTTCTGTGGTGTCTGGCCAGTGCGTAACATTCGCACCTTTTCCACAAAGAGGTCCAAGTCCCTTGTGTACTCTTCCTGGGAGACACTTTTCATCTTCTCCAAGTTACCATTTTTCGCAAAAGTGGATAGCTCTTCGAGTCGTGCCGCCTCATTTTCAAGCTCGTCAATGGGTCCGTCGGCGCTTAGGATTTTCCTCCACGTATCGCCTTCACTCCACGACTTTGCTGTCAACGAAGCTGCTTGAAAAGTGTCAAGCACAGCAGAAACAAGGTCTGTCGCCTTCACTTGTTTCTCAAATAACTGGGCACAGTAAATCTGTATGCCGCAGAAATTCATCTCTTTCGCTCCTTCGGGTAAGAGACCCAACCACGAGACATGAAATTAAATACGACAGAGATTTGAAAACAGGCTTGTGAATAGCCTTAGCCCAGTCCGTGGCAAGGAGCTGAATATATTCATTCAGATCCTTAAGTGACCACTCACGTATGGGTGCCAAAATGTGGGACATCTTGGCGCCCTGAATATAGCTGATCACTGAAGTGACCGCCTCCTGTTTCATAACTGCTTTTACACTCAATAGAATGCCTGCAGCAATCTGAACAGGTGTTTTCTTGCTCGCGCCAGCCATGTACACCACAGCTAGGCTCTCGAGCATTCCAATCCACGTCGCAATATCATTGCGCGTGAACCCTCCGACTCCGTCATTGACGGTGCTACCATCGGAGGAAAAGTCGTCGGCACATCCAGTGCCGAGCGACATATCGTCATCCATCGGTGTTTCTACTACGACAGACATTTTGGAAAATATATATTCTTGCTTCAAGAATCGAATCGTTTGTTATGGGAACTTTTCATAGGTACATTTTCTCGTGAATACTTGTTTTTTGCTCTGTATAATTCGATACAGCAGGGTTTGGTCCATCTTGTTCCTCTGATGGTAGAGTCCCAACTTCTAATTACGCCTCCAGTTCAAGGCCGATGTCGTCCGGTACGGTAGTGGGAACCTCACTTCTCAACACCTGTTTTCTTTGTAGATTACTCTACAACTTAAAGAGTAGTATAGGGCATTAGTTTCCTAATTATAAGCTTCCGCAGTCTTTCGCGGCTACACAATACATTACTGCCTCGCCATTAGGCGTACTCTTTAATCCAATTTCCAAACTGGCTTACAACTACATGACTTGTCTAATAAACGACCATCACATATATTTGTTTGCGCACACTACAGTCACTCTGGCTGTGCTATATGGGAACCCATCCCCAGGTACAACTCACGTGGTTTCACGTGGTCTTACCTTACAAACATAATACATGCTATGTCGCAAACGCGACAATCATGTAAACCTCTAGCCGCTTTCGCGGCCATCTTCCCTGCGTCTTTGCAGGACACGGATTAGTGCAACTTGCACAATACCGTCGTTATGATTTTTCACAAAAGCCGATAAATCGGCCACATAAAAGTATCGCTATTCGATTATTTAAGAACAGTCGCGATACGAACTGCTCAAAAGTGCGCTTTCACTCCCCAGGGGAGTGCCGTGCACATCAACGCAAGCACATTGTGCCTGCGCCGCATATGCCCAGCACCCTTAAAGGAGTGCTT